TAGAAAAGAAATAGGTGTGCCGTCTAGAGGTGTACTAACTGATGAAGAAAAAGATTTTGTTGATGCATTAATTATGCAAGCATATAATTTTTCATATTATGGAAATGAACCTAAAAAACAACAAGAAGAGGGGTATAGTCCTGATTATGAGTACGGTGCTAGAGGAGATATAGAAAAACAATTTCCTGATAACTATAAAAAACTATACGAACGAGTTGCTAAGAAAATAATTAAATTACAATTAGATAGCGTTGATGGGGATGAAATTGCTTTTGCTAAAAAATGGAAAGCAGGACCTAACAAATTTACAGATAAAAACTATTTAAAAAAGTTTAAGGAAGGTTTAAAAGGGAAAAGAGTAAAAAATCAAGATTTTATTAAATCGGATATACCTTCTCCTATGTCTAAACCTGACACACAAGGATTTTTACCAAAACCAGAATCTAAAGATTTTGGGTACGGTAGAAGTACAGCGTAAGCTACCCGGATAATCGGCACTTACATAACCGTAGCAGCCACCCATAAGCCATGTGGCACTGCATATAAGGAGAAAAATAATGGCGAAACAAAAAGGGCATCGTGCAAATAAGCCACAAGATGGTAAAGGAACAGTTAATGATCCTAATCTTTATAGAAATAAATATCGTGAAGACGTTTATAAAGATGATGAAGAAAACGTAGAAGTAGAAACTAAATCTGACCCTGTTGAAAATACAGCTACTCAGGAAATTGGTGAAAGCTTTGTTGAAACTAAAAAAGACCATGACTATAAAAAACGTTATGATGATTTAAAAAATCATTATGATAAAAAATTAGCTGAGTGGAAAGACGAACGAGATACATTACAAAAATCTTGGAAATCTGTAGAATCGGCTGGAAGTGACATAAGGATTCCTAGAACTAAGGAAGAATATGAAGAACTACAGCACAGTAATCCTGATTTATATAATGCTATTGAATCTTTGTCAACTGCAAAAGCTGAAAAAAGTCTTTCAGAACTTAAAGAACAAGTTGAACAACATAAAAGTCGTGAAACAACGTTACAAAGAGAAAAGGCATACGTAGAACTATTAGGACTACAGCCTGATTTTAATACTTTAAAATCTGAAAACAAGTTTTTAAAATGGTTAGAAGAACAACCTTCATCTATATCAAATGGCATATACAAGAATAGCATAGATGCTAGATGGGCATCCAGAGTAGTAGACTTATATAAGGCTGATACTGGGAAACCATCAAGAAGTGTACCAAAACAAAATGATGCCGCTGCATCTGTAAACGCACCTCAAGCAAGAGATGTTAAAACAACAGATGGAAAAGGTAACAGGATTTGGAAAGCTTCTGAAATAGAAAGAATGAAACCTTGGGAATTTGAAAAAGTCGAAGCAGAAATCGACAAAGCACGTTCTGAAGGTAGAATAGATCTTTCGTCATAAATTGTAACTTTTAACTAAAAAGAAGGAGAGTCTTTATGGCTTTTGATACCTCTGCAGGTTACGCAAACCTGCCTAGTGGTAATTTTACACCGTCTATTTTTAGTCAAAAAGTTCTTAAATTTTTTCGCAGAGCATCGGTTGTGGAGGACATTACCAACACAGACTATGCTGGGGAAATTGAGAACTTTGGCGATACGGTTAATATTATCAAAGAACCGACAATCACAGTTTCATCTTACACAAGAGGTGCTGTGGTTAACACTCAAGACTTGGCTGATGACCAGATTACTATGGTTGTTGATCAAGCAAACGCATTTGCGTTTAAAATTGACGACATTGAAGAGCGTCAGTCACACGTTAACTTTGAAGCATTAGCAACATCATCTGGTGCATACTCTCTTAAAAGAAAGTATGATGCAAATGTTTTAGATTTAATGGCAACCAACGCAGGTCTAAACGGAGAATCAGGTGCGACTACAAAACAAATTTCAGGTATCGGTACATTAGGTACTGCTCTTGATATTGGTGGTGCAACTACTCCGGGGGATACTGCTGTAAATACAATGCTTATAATGGCAAGTGCATTAGACGACCAATCTGTTCCAGAAGAAAACAGATGGTTTGTTGCACCACCACTATTCTATAAGCATCTATTCTCAGCAGGTGCAAAATTTGCCGAAGTTCAGGTAACAGGCGATCAAACATCACCATTAAGAAATGGTCTTGTATCTCTTGGTAACATTGCAGGATTTTCATGCTACAAAACTACAGCATTAAATTCAACTGCTGGTACTGATGAGGTAACAATATCAGGTCTTGCTACTGATGGTTCTGAAAACGTTCTATTAGCTGGGCATATGTCATCAACTGCTACTGCATCTCATATTGCAAAGACTGAAGTGGTTCGATCAACAGAAAGTTTCTCTGACGTAGTTAGAGGACTTCACGTGTTTGGTCGAAAGGTACTTAGACCTGAAGCAATGTGTCGTGCTGTTGTTAGCTTAGATTAAGGGAGGATTAATATATGGCTACTTATAATAACACCATAACTGGTGGGGGTACTGTTGGACATCCAGCAGAAGCTTCTAAAGCTTATGTTAGAACTTCTAAAGTTTGGGATACTGCTGATGGTGGTGCAGGTGGAGATGTTGTTCAAATGATGGACATCCCTGCTGACACTATGATTATTGGTGGATGTCTTGAAGTTCTTGAAGCTAGGGGCAATGGACAGATAACTATGGATATCGGATACACTGGTGGTGATGTTGATACATTTCTTGATGGATCAGCGTGTGCTGCTGGGTTTTCACCTTTCCTAAACGCTGCAGTTGGAGCATCTGGGGCTAACCCAAAGATGTTAACTTCTGCAGATACTATTGATGCACTCATCCTTGACGGTGGGTCATCTGGGGAAAGTGCATTACGTTTCCGTATTCACGTTGTGATGTGTGATGTTTCTAACAATCCAGTAGAATCTGCAACAGTTTCAACTGGAACTTAATACTTTTTATGAGGGGGCAGGGTAACTTGCCCCTTCTAACTCTAACAAGGAAGTTAAATGTTACTTCAATTATTAACCCCAGAAGAGGTAGACTTCTGTGTCAAAAATACCTGCCAAATGGAAGATGGCTCAAAATCTAAGCCACTCACAGGATCAAAGAATAACGAAGAATCAACAAACATGCCTGATAAGGTACGTGAGTTAATAACACAAAGGATATATAATAATCCGTTTGTTGATGCAGTAATAAACCCTACAAGAGTATCGGTAAATTTTTACAACCAATACAATAAAGGGGGGCATTACGATAAGCACATAGATAACTTTAAAGCTGAACCTAAGATAAATAATACATACTTTGATTATGGGTTTTCTATATGCTTAAATAGCGATTACGATGGTGGAGAATTTATCGTTGATAATGAAATAGGGCAAGTACCCTATAAGTTACAAGCAGGACAAGTTCTTTTCTTTCCTATAATATACGCCCATACAGTTGCACCAATTAAAGAGGGAGTGCGAAAAGCAATAATAGGATGGATGTCCACTAATGTATCATATGAACAAACTTACATACTGCGTAACATATACGATGTTAATATGCATTTTGTAAAAGAAAATAACAATGAAATGGCTGTAAAATCAACTTTAGCACAGAATTATTTAAAGAAGTTATGGGGCAAGTGATGTGGAATTGCTTTGGGTACTTTTGGTATTTCTTCAAGGCACAGATGTAAAAGAAGAAATTTACTTTAAAGACCTGAATACTTGTTTAGAGTATTCTATTAAAATAAACAATCAAAACACCCATCAAAGGGTTGCAGGGGATAAAATATATGTTAAAACATATTGCATCCCAAAGAAAGCAAAAAAATAATGTGGATTCCAGTAATTATTATAGCGTGGAGTTTGGGGGGAACACCTGTATGGGTAAACTTTCCAATGGTTAATTTTCCGTTTACTTCTCAAGACAAGTGCCAAGAGTATGTAGCAAGAGTTAGGAATAGCATAACAAAAGATCCTCAGTATCTAGAAGGATATAGTGTATGTGTAGAAGTTCCTAATAAAGGAGAAGAAATATGAGAGTATTTTTAATTCTAGCACTGTTCTTAGCATCCTGTTCGTATATGCCAGAACCTTTAAACAATCCTGTAGTTTCTACGTTTGGAAAGAAATGTAACGAAGAAGCTTGGAGTTATATCTGGATACATAAAAAAGGACAAAATTTAACAGCTTCTGAAGAGAAGTGCGTAATACCAATCAAGAGGGATTGATGGAAACAATTTTTAAATGGATAGAAAAATACTTTAAAACTAAAGAAATTAAATATCTAACAGGAAAAAGAGTATGTTTGGATTAAGTA